AAAAAGGCACCTTAAGAGATGTGCCCGTGATGAGCCTGGAAAAACTGGACAAAATTGTAGATAAACGTGTGTTCAAGGCTTCAGAGGCAACAATGCAACGATTAACCGGAAAAATACTGCCACATATAAAAGAAGGAATACAAGAGGGAAAAGCACTTGGAAAAACTGTTAAAAGTCTTAAAAAAGATTTTCAGAACATGACAAATCATGAGTTGATGCGTATTGTACGTACAGAAACACACTCCATTTACAATCAATCAAAATATGAATCCCTACTACAAGCTAATGTACCCTTAAAAAAACAGTGGCTTTCATCAGGCTTAAGCAATTCCAGACCTGCACACGAAGATGCAGATGGCCAAACAGTAGGTGTGGATGAACCATTCATTGTGGATGGTGAAGAGTTGATGTATCCTGGTGATCCCAGTGGCAGTCCTGAAAACGTGATTAACTGCGCTTGCACAATCAAACCAGTCATACAGGAATGAATCAATCCATATTCTTTTTTGGAATTAATTTTTTTTTTGGAGGAATGAAAAACAATGTTAAACAATCAGAGAACATTCAAATTTTGTGGAAATGAGCTAAAATTCAAAGAGGTACCCGTAAGATTAATCCGAAAAGCATTGAATGAGTTGTTGACATCTCAATACACTTTAGAAAATGAAAGCAGGGAATATTTGAAGTTGTCTCAGGAAGTGTCAGGGTTAATGTTGAAAGCTCAAGAAGAAACTGATGAAGCTGCTAAAGAAAAGTTAGCACAACTAATCAAGGAAAAAGAGGAAAAAACAGTTGAGAAAGAGGAAAAACTGGAAATTCAGATACAAGAAAGTTATTTCAATTTGTGTGATTTGATGTTTGAAGATTTTAAGAAAGAATATCTGGAAAACATGACAACAAGGGACATGATGTTAATCCCACTTTTGCCCCGTATTGCAGAAATGCATATCTTAAATCTGTCTGATGAAACAATCACCCAGAATATAGAGGATATAATAGCTGAAGCTTCAAAAGATTCAGTGATTTAATTAAAAAAAAGTAAATTATTTTAAATGGAGATATTAACACCAAAATTTATTTCTTCAGAGTTTTATTGGCTAATTTAATATCTGATTCTTGAACTGTTTTTCTACCGGCATGTTTGGCAAGTTCCACAGCTTTACGTGCGATTTCCTCACCTTTTTCATTTAATATCTCTGCTAATTCATCCCTTGCATTGTCACTAATTCTTAGGGCACCTACATTTTTGATTATTCTTCCCACTGGAGCAATTGGTAATTCACTCATCTTAGATCACCTCATTGCCATATTAATTTACTTATTATTTAAACTTATCGCTTTTTAATGTTTTAATTTAAAGGAGGATTAAAAAAATTGACTGAAATATATATCAAAGGTCCAGTCCTATCCCCCGGTATGATCGGCCGACCAGAATGGGGCATGACTGACCGACCATTAACTGCACAAGAAATTCAAAAAGCAGCATACTACTTCCTACCCGGAACTCCGGTGATAGACAAACAACACGACTTTAAAAAACAGGCTGAAGTAGTTGAAAGCTACATCGCAGCTGAAACAACTGAATTCAACAACAAGGAGTATCCACCAGGAACATGGTTCGTCACAAGCAAAGTCACGGACCCCAAACTTCAAAAAGAAATACAAAACAGAAAACTCACAGGATACAGCATAGGAGCACTTCCCAACAAATACAGGGAGGCATTCATGGAAAAAGGATTATTTAAAGATGTTGAAGAAGGCGAATGGTTCCCCATAGCTGTTAGCATGGTAGATATGCCATTCTATCCCGAAATGATCTTTAAAATCTTCAATCATGACGATATCATTAAAAAAAATGTTGAAAAAGGAGCAAAAAATATGAAAGACGACAATGGAATGCTAACAGTGGTTGAAAAACTATTAGACATGGTTTCAATCAAAAAAGAAGCACCAGAAAACAAAGAAGATACAACAAAAGAAGAAGAGGATTCCAATATTCCCGACCAATTAGACAAAATATTCAAAATATTAGAAACCCTGGATGAAAGAATCACCACCCTCGAAAAAAAAGAAAAAGAAGAAAATGAACCTGGAGAACCTGAAAAAAAAGACGAAGAAATAAAAAAATCAATAGACAATCAAAAAGAAGAAGCTAACACTATTAAAAATACTAAAATTGAGGATAAATCCATAACCAAATCCATCGAGATCGACAACGCACAGTTAGAGAATACTAATCCATTTGGAGTGTGTATAGGCTGTGATGCAACAGGAAGAAACAAAAAATATTTACAAACAAAATATGAGGAAAATTAAGGGGATAATATGAATATGAACCAAGCATTAGCAGATGTAATCAAAAATCAGGGAATACTCAAATTTGTAGACATTGGACCCAATTCTTTGAATCAAGGAGTGCTATCGGTGGACAAATTGGAACAATTTGTCCGTGAAATGAAAGAAAACACAGTATTATTAGACGCGGCACGTGTTGTACTAATGAAATCTTTCAAAAAAGATATTGACAGGATAAGTATGAACTTGGATCTTGAACCACTGTCCAGAGACAAAAAAACCGGGCAGGTTTCAAGAACGGATCAAGATCCTATATTTAACTTGAATACGTTAAATGCTCAAACGTTAACAGCACACACTAGGTTGACTGCAGAAGCCTTAGAAGACAATATTGAAACAGGAACCCTCGCCAACACTATACTAACACTATTTGGCGGTGCAGGAGGACGATCACTAGAAAGGATTTTCATATATGGGAATACCAGCAAAAATGATGCTCAAATAAAATCAGGATACAAAACGGTTGATGGTTGGATTCGGAAATGTACAAACACGCTCTTTGGAAAAGAAACAAAATCTAACACTAAAAATATGGATTTCAATCCGGATCAAAAAGACCCAACCAAAGACGACTACATCCTGACAAGGATGGTGGATGCATTAGACACTAACTATCTTGAAAGAGCGGTTTTCTTTGTTCCAACCCAAAAGGCAAGAGAATACCAACGTGCCCTGAAAAACAGGAACAGTGCACTAGGTGATCAAGCCAATCTTCAAAACGGCCAACTCACTTTTGAAGGCTATCCTGTGATACCGGTCCCTGCATTAGACGAACCTGTGAAGGATCCAAAGTTTTTCGGGCCTGAAGTACTGTTCTTTGGAGATCCCGCCAACTTTGTATACGGACTTTGGAAAGATATCACGATTCGTAGTGAAGAAGACATGTACAATGAAATGTGGAGGTTTTATCTACGTTTACGTGGTGATTGTCATTTTGAAGATGAAACTAAAACTGTATGTGCATTGCCATCTGTTTCTAAACCGGAAAATCCGGAAACATCAAATAATTGGGGATAATGAACTCCATTCTAACAGACAAAATCAAGCAATACAACAATTTAAAACCAGAAGACCTGAATTTAACAGACGAAGAATATGAAAAACTAATATCCTTCTATATTCAGTCAGTTACTGATTGGATAGACAGGTATACTCATGTTAAATATGTCATGTATCCTATCTATCCCTCGGATTTGGAATTGATTGTTGTGTTGCTTGTGTCACGGATTTTTGCTAACCAGAAGATAAGACAAGAAATATCTTTCATGGACATGGAAAACTACAAGGTTAGAGGAGTTTTAGACTCTGTTCTAACGGAAGATATTCTAAATCAACTAAAACCGTTCATTAAACGTTCCAAAATCAATATACTGACTCTAAAATAACCTTACACTAAATAAATGGATGGACAAGGATATCTATGGGAATGGAAGTGAACACAAGTGAATTAGAACTTCTTTTAGAAGGACTGAATAACCTAAGTTCCAAAGTCTTAGAAGATTTAGCCTGGGATTTTGAATCCCAAAGCACTGATCTCGCAAATATACAAAAAGGAACACTAAAAGCTAGTATACAAGCACAGCAAACATCAGATCTGAGTTGGATCGTAGGAACAAACATTGAATACGCTCCATATGTACATGAAGGATTTCCTGCACACGAAATCAAAGCAACAAATGCCAAAGCACTTAGTTTCCCTGATGGAAACTTCTACAAACGGGTATGGCATCCAGGATATGTTGGAAATCCTTTTTTTGACGATACCACTGACATCATCGAAGCACAACTAGAAAAATATCTTGAATTAGCCATGGGAGATATCAAATGACCGATTTAGAAACCGCAATGAACCTAATCGATACACAATTAGACCAGATCATGCATCCACTAATGGAAAATGGCACAATTACCCAGATCATTTTCGGTGTGAAAACAAGACGAACGCCCAAAACACCTTTCTTAAGAGTCGTGTACGGTACGGCAACCATTTTAGACACAAACATGGGCAGTACAGGGCAGCATGAAACATGGATCCAACCTGTGAAGATTGGCAGCACGGTTGAAGAACTGGAAAATCCACAGAAAGGCTACAGACACGCACGAACTATCATAAGCCAAGCACGAAACTTGTTACTTACAAACCGACAATTGAATCTACCTGAAATTGTGCGCAAAGTCGACTCAAGTGAATTAGTGACAGTACCCTTTCCCTTTGGAAACAAAAACACATTATACGGAGCAGGAACTACATTAAACATTATTTTCATGATTAATAATCAAAAATAAAAGGAGAATATAAGAGTATGACTGAAATATTTAGATATTTTGAATTTGCAGAAGAAAAAATACCTGGAGTAGCTGAATCTATTCCCGAGATGAGCTGTGATGTTATGAGCATGTCACCAGGAATACCTGACACTACAGAGATGGAATATCCCGGCAGCATGGGTCGTGGAAGAACAATACACCGTCCAGGATTCTACAGTACCAGTCCATCCATTGAGATTGGAACAGACCTCAAAATCCTCTCCAGGATGATGTACTTCGCTTTAGGAGAAAAACTTTCAAATGAAGGAAATAGGGAATTAGATGTATATCCCGATATATTACGCTATTATCAGGAAGTTAAAGACAAATACACTGATCTAACTAAAACTAACATCCCTATTCCCGGACATACCAACGAAGAAATTGGCGATAATATTTTACTCGGGTTTAAAAGTCCTTTCGAACAAATAACAGTAGTTGTTGGCTCTGCTAAAACTGATGACTCCACATTAAGCTACGAATATTGGGATGGTTCAAAATGGAATGCTCTTTCTGTAACAGACAACTCCAAAGGATTCACAATACCCGGTACAAATACCATTTCCTTCAAAATTCCCTCCGACAAAACTGGAATATTGTGGAAACCCAATGAAGAAGGAATGTACTTCCTACGAATTATATGCACCGCATTCAAAAAAGCAAATACCGCAGGAACAATTAACGACATAAGAATACCATTAAAAATAATTAAAAGCACCGCACAGATTTATTCCTCAAACAACGTTTTATTACCCACTTTCACCGGCTTTTTTGGAATAGACATGGATGAATTCCAAGTACCTGGAATTGTAATGGACAAATTAGAGTTAAACGTTGAATCCGAATTCATCACCCTCAAAGCAGAGATGCAAGGCATGATGGAAACTTTAGGCAAACTCAAAACAGAAACCCAACTCCAAAAAAATCCAGATTATCCCTTAGCATTTTACGAGTGCGATGTACATATGAGAACCCTGGATACTAAGACTGATTGGGGTGATGAAACATTAATATCTCCTGATATTAAAAAATTCACCTTATCTATTGAAAATAGTGCCAAAGCTGAAGATGGTCAAGGTTTAGGTTCCAGAACACCCTACAAAATACCTGTAGGAGAACGAAAGATTGGATTCAGCTTTGATTACAATTACCTAACACGAAAATGGTACGATCTCATGCAAGGCGGAACCACAGGTCCAAAAACTACCCAGGGATCCATAGAATTTGAAATGATGGTACAATTCGACGCAGGAAACTATGGACAAGCATCATTCCACTTCCCACGTGTAATTGTAACAAGTGCATCTGTGGAAAGCAAAGGACGAGACACCATCACACAAAGTGTTTCCATCGACGCATACCAAAAATCAATCCAAATTCCTAACGAACCCTCACAAGTAGCCTATACTGAAATATTCTGCACATTTGAACTTTATAATCTACAACTATAACTAAATTTAAAAATAAACTAAAAAAAAGGAGCATAATACCATGATAATAACAAAAGCAGACATACTAAACGGGAAAAACAATATTCAAGAATTTGAATTCAAAAAACTAGGTGGATCAGTGAAACTAAGACCATT